GCATTGGCGCCCGGGGTGTGTTGAACCTGGCCAGCCGGATGCTGTTGGCACTGCTGCCACCGACGCAGCAGTTCTTCCGGTTCTCGCTGGATGAAGCGGTCCTGGCCCAGCAGGGCGTGGACCCAACCCAGCGCAGCAGCTTTGAGGAAGCGCTGAGCAAGATCGAACGGCTGGTGTTGCGGGAGATCGAGGCCAGCAACGACCGGGTGGTTTTCCACGAGGCGCTGCTGCACCTGGTGGTGTCAGGCAATGCCCTGCTGTACGTCGGTTCAGACGGCCTGCGGGTGTATGCTCCCGGGATCCGATGGGGAACCCGTTGGAAGTGGTCACCTGCGAGGAGGTGTCAGTCCATGTCCTGCCCAAGAAGGTGCAGGACCTGCTGGCCGAAGAAGACGACGAGCTGAAGGGCATCCTGGAAGACCAGGACCCGGTGCCGAAGAAGGAAGACCGCAAGCGGGTGCGGCTTTACACCTACGTCGAATGGAAGGGCAAGACCGTCCATTGGCACCAGGAGGTGAAGGGCAAGGTCATCCCTGGCAGCGAAGGCCGGGCACCGTTGGACGTGAGCCCCTGGCTGCCGCTGCGCATGACCCGGGTGGATGGTCAGCCCTATGGCGTGGGCTATGTGGAAGCCGCGGCCATTGCTGACCTGCAGACCGTTGAAGCGCTGACCCAGGCCATTGCCGAGGGTTCGCTGGCCAGCAGCAAGGTGCTGTTCCTGGTCAAGCCGTCTGGTGTCACCAAGGCAATGGACCTGGCCAAGGCACCGAATGGATCGTTCGTCACCGGTGACCCCAATGACGTGCTGGCCCTGCAGGTGCAGAAGTCGCAGGATCTGTCTGTGGCAATGCAAGGCAAGGCCCAGATCGAGGCACGTCTGAGCCAGGCATTCATGCTGGCCGATGTGCGTGACAGCGAGCGCACCACGGCTGAAGAGGTTCGGCTGCAGGCGCTGCAGATCGAGAACAGCCTGGGGTCGATCTACAGCATCCTCACGACTGAGTTCCAGGTGCCGTATGTGGCGCGGAAGCTGGACATCCTGACCCGTGAAGGGAAGGTGCCCAAGCTGCCGAAGGACCTGGTGAAGGTGGTCATGACCGTGGGTCTGGCCGCTGTGGGCCGCGGCAATGACTTGGAGCAGCTGGTTCGGTTCACCACCACCCTGGGTCAGACCATGGGCCCAGAAGCGCTGGCGCAGTACGTCAAACCGCCTGAGCTGATCAAGCGTTTGGCGTACTCCATGGGCATCGACATCCTGGGGCTGGTCAAGTCCGAGGAAGAGCTGGCGGCTGAACAACAGCAAGCCCAGCAGATGGCCATGCAACAGCAAGCCATGGCATCACCCATGGCTGATCCACAGAAGCTGGCCACTGCTGCTGCCACTGCGCAGGAGATGCAGATGGCAGCTGAACAACCCCCTGAAGAACAACCTGTATGACCGCAACCCCCACCAGCCTTTCGCCTGACACCAGCCCTCAGCTGACCATTCCCGAAGGCAGCATTGAAGGGATGGTCGCTCCTGGCCAGGAGAACATCCTGGAGGAGTTTGTCCGCGAACAGGAAACCCAGGAGCCTGAGCTGCTGCTGGGCAAGTTCAAGTCCCAGGAAGACCTAGCCAAGGCGTACCAGGAGCTGGAGAAGAAGCTGGGTCAGCCCGCCAAAGCCGACCCTGCAGAGCCCTCACCGGCAGAACAAGGCTACTCAGCTGAGCAGGCCGCGCAGGTTTACGGCAAGGAAGCTGTCGAGCTGTTGGCCGGCAAGGGCTTGGACCTGGCCGAGGTGATGTGGCAGGCCGATCAGGGCCAGGACATCAGCAACCACTACGACACCCTGGCGGAGGCGTTCAATGTCCCTCGGCAGGTGGTGGAGAACTATGTCTCCCGGTCTCAGGCTGCTGCTCCTGCTGAGAGCGCCGGACTGTCTGAACAGGATGCTGCCCAGCTCAAGGCCATGGTCGGCGGCGAGGACGGCTTCCAGCAGCTCAGCCAGTGGGCAGCCAAGAACCTGAACCCGCAGGAACTGGCCGACTACAACGCCGTGGTGGACAGCGGCAACAAGGCGGCCATCACCTGGGCGCTGAAGGCCATTCAGGCCCGGGTTGGTGCTCCTGATGCCGTGGTGGAGCCGAAGCTCTACGGGGGTGGTGATGCACCAGCGGTGGCCAGGTTCGAGAGCCAGCAGCAGGTTCTGGATGCAATGAACAAGCGGAATGAACGCGGTCAGCGCATGTATGACGTGGATGAGGCTTACCGGCAGAAGGTGCAGGATCTTCTGGCAAGGTCTGATGTGTTCTGATAGTTTGTAATCAGAACGCAACCTGAACGCCAGGCCCTTTAAGGAGGACAACCTGTGGCAGCGAAGGGATGAGCGGTCTAACCAACCTCTTTTTCCAACAAAACCATGGCTACTCCTCCTGATGTGGCTCTGAATCGGCTTGGCCAAATTAAGGGCGCAGCCGCTACCTGGGGCCCTGGCGCCGCTGGTCTTGATGCAGACCGCGCCCTGATGCTCAAGCTCGGCTCTGCCGAAGTGCTTGATGCGTTCATGACTACTTGTCTTTTTAAGGGCAAAACACGCGAACGAAGCATTCGCGGGGGCAAATCGGTTGCATTCCCCATCACGGGAAAAATGGCAGCCCGCTATCATAAGCCCGGAACCCCAATTTTAGGGGAAGGCAATGATCCTTCCGACCTGAATGAGCGGGTTATTTCACTCGATGCTCTGATGATTGCAGACGCTGCGATCTATCAGCTGGACGAGCTGATGAGCTACTTCGACGTTCGGCAGGTCTACACCACTGAGCTGGGTCGCGCTCTGGCCTATGAGTACGACAAGCGCGTGGCTCGGATCATCTATGCGGCTGCCAGCAACACCACTGAGCCCCTGGCCAAGACTGGTGCTGCCAAGCCTGCTGGCCCGGCTGACAACCGTGGTCGCGTAGGTAAGGTCATCACTCTTGGCACCGGTTACACCGGTGCTGGCGCTACTCGTCAGGCCAAGGGTGACGCCCTGGTGGAAGCCATCTTCGATGCGCGTATTGCGTTTGAGAAGAAGGATGTGTCCATCGACGGCATGTATGCAGTCTTTACTCCTGAGGACTACTACGCCCTGACCATGTCCAGCCGTGCCATCAACGCCGACTTCAACGGTGGCGGTGGCGGCAATGGCACCATTGCAGAAGGCCGGACGCTGCGAGTTGCAGGAATCCCCGTGTACTCCAGCAACCATGTTCAGCAGCCTGCTTACACCCTGGTGGCCGGTGACTACAACGCCAACTACGCCCAGGATCTGAGCAAGTGCCGTGGTCTGATCTTCAACCGTGAGGCTGTGGGCGTGCTGACTCTGCTGAGCCCTTCTCTGCAGATGACCGGCCCTGAGTTCCGGGTGCAGTACCAGTCGGATCTGCTTGTGGCCCGTCAGGCCCTGGGCATGGGGATCCTCCGCGCTGAATCTGCCTGCGCGATTGTCACCGCCTGATCCAGACTGCTTCTGGAATGTTTGGGGTCGGCTACGGCTGGCCCCTTTTTTTGCGGCCTTTACCATTGGTCCACACCCTCGTAGCACCGGGATGGGCCTGTCAAACCAAGGCAAGACGCCAGGCAGGACCACCCTGCTGGAGGCGGTCAACACGTTGCTGGAGTCGATTGGCGAGCAGCCTGTTGATCAGCTCGACAACCAGCAAATCCAAGACGCCCGGGTGGCTGAGCGCACCATCCTGGAGTTCCACAAGCAAGGCCAGACCGAGGGCTGGCACTGGAACACCGAGACCCAGTACCCGTTTGAAAAGGACAAGGTCACCCATGAGGTCGTGGTCCCGGCCAATGTGATCCGGTTCTTTCCTGACCCGTACTACACCGCTCGGCGGTTCATCCTGCGGGGTCAGCGGGTGTACGACACCTGGGAGCGGACCTACAAGTTCGACGACACGATCACCGAGATCCATGCAGATGTCACCTGGCTGCTGGACTTCGACTCCTGCCCTGAGGTGTTCAATCGCTGGGTGACCACCAGGGCCGCCCGGGTGTTTGCTGCCCGGGTGCTGGGCGACAACGGGACCGTCCAGTACACGGCCATCGACGAGCGCAATGCCCGGGCTGAGCTGGAGCGGGTGGAGCACGACAGCGCCGGCTACAACCTGCTCACTGATGGCTATGGCCTGAGCCCGTTCCCGACCTACGTGCCAGGGATGGGCCTGGTCACCCGCCGGCTTGGCGCTGGGTTGAGGCTCTGATGGCCAAGCTGCATTCCTACACGATCCCCTCGCTCATCCAGGGGGTCAGCCAGCAGCCTGATGCCCAGCGCGACCCATCCCAGGCCGAGATCCAGGTCAACGGGATGTCGTCGATTGCCGAGGGACTGCGCAAGCGGGACAGCACGCAGACCCTGGCCAGGGTGAGCCCAACGCCGTTTGGTGACGCCTTCATCCACACCTTCCTGCGGGACCAGGTGGAGGAATACCTGGTGGTCATCACCAAGGCGGTGGTGCGGGTGTTTGACCTGCAAGGCACTGAGAAGACGGTGAGCGCCCCTGGGGGGTATGGCTACCTGGCCAGCGTCACCGATGCCCGGCAGCAGATCAGGGCGCAGTCGATTGCTGACTACACCTTCATCCTCAACACCAACACGGCGACGGCAATGAACCCGGCGACAGCGCCGGTCACTGCCAGGCCCATGGCGCACGAGGCGCTGGTGTGGGTGAAGGCCGCCAACTACGGCCAGACCTACACGGTGAACGTCAACGGCACTGAGGCCAAGGTCACCACAGCCGTGGCTCCGGTGGTGAGCAGCGGCACCACGGTGACCGAGAACCGGATCAGCTCAGCTGAGATTGCCGAGCAGATCAAGAC